TATTCTCAGCTGACGAGCCTAATCGCCTCAGAGGTCCACAGTTTCACGGCGCCTGGTGCGACGAGCTCAGCTCCTGGAGATATCCCGATACCTGGGACCAGCTCCAGTTCGGCCTACGTCTAGGCGATCACCCACGTACCGTAGTTACGACTACGCCTAAGCCTGTAGCGCTCGTGCGCTCGCTAGTAGCTCGTACTGACGGATCAGTGAGGATAGTACGAGGATCGACATTTGATAACGCAGCTAATCTAGCTCCACAGGCACTGATCGAGTTACAGCTGAGATATAACGGCACCAGGCTCGGACGCCAGGAGCTATACGGTGAGCTGCTGACTGATATCGAGGGCGCACTATGGACGCACAAAATGATCGACGACGCTCGTGTTACTGAGCACCCAGTCTTGACCAGGATTGTCGTAGCTATCGACCCAGCTGTTACCTCAGGTGAGGAGTCAGATGAAACTGGGATTGTCGTTGTAGGTGCGAGTATGGACGGTCACTACTACGTACTAGAGGACGGATCGCTACGAGCTAGTCCTGATACCTGGGCGCGAAAGGCTGTAGAGCTGTACAAAAAGCATAAAGCCAATCGAATAATCGCTGAAACAAATAACGGTGGTGATCTAGTGATAAATGTACTCAAGCAGGTTGATCCTATGGTGCCTACGAAAAAGGTAGTAGCTAGTAGAGGTAAGCAGGTACGAGCTGAGCCAGTGTCTGCACTATATGAGCAGGGACGCGTTCATCACGTAGGAGGATTCGCAGAGCTAGAGGATCAAATGGTTACCTGGACTCCTGATAGTGGTAGCTCTCCAGATCGTATGGACGCACTAGTCTGGGCTGTCACTGAAATATCAACAGCGTCACCAGCTATGGCATATCTAGCAACAAAGGTAGACTTCTGCCCTAGCTGTCGTATGCCTGCTCCTAAGGGAACAGCAGTATGTCCAGCGTGTCAAACCGCTATCATTACACCAGTCGCAGAACAAGGACTACCAACCGCATAGGAGAGACACGTGGGTCTACTAGACCGTCTAGCAAAAGCAGTAGCAGATCAAATACAGAAGGCTCCAAATCTCCCAGCTGGCTCAGCAGTTATGAGCGAGCAGGATATGAGGACAGTAGCTCAGAACGCTACGTATGGCTCTGGTAATCCGCTACAGCGAAATCCTATTACTGCAGGTATTCCATTTGGTCCAGGATCACCCATATTCCCTGGAGCGATTAACCCACTAGGTCCTGACGGACGACCAGCTCCTCGTCGATACGAGTACCAGGTAGCTCAAAATATAAACATAGCTACTGAGCAGAAGCTCGTCCCATTTAAAACTTTACGCGGTGCAGCTGAGCAGATCGACATTGTGCGTCGCTGTATCGAGGTACTAAAGAATAAAATTACTGGCCTGGACTGGGATATCACTATCGCAGAGGACGCGTCAGAAAAGATCGTAGCTGAGATTGGTGGCGATCACGTACGAGCTATGGCAGCTGCACGTGAGAAGTACTCAGACGAGATTTATCGAGTGCGTAGTTTCTGGGAGAACCCAGATAAGGCTAACGGACTTACATTTATTGACTGGCTAATGGTTGCGCTAGAGGAGATCCTGGTACTAGACGCCTGGGCTATCTGGCCTCAGCGATCAGTAGGTGGAGACTTATACGGTCTACAGATTTTGGACGGCGCGACTATCAAGCCACTACTAGACGATCGTGGTATGAGGCCAATGCCACCTCACCCTGCCTTCCAGCAAATCCTCTACGGATTCCCACGCTCAGAGTTTATGGCTGAGAACGACAACATTGAGGCAGACGGTGAGTTCAGCTCAGATGAGCTCGCCTATTTAATCCGCAATCGCAAAACGACCTCAATGTATGGCAGCTCTCCAGTAGAGCGCTGTCTACCTATGGCAGATATCTACCTACGTCGCCAGCAGTGGCTACGAGCTGAGTACACAGACGGCGTAATGCCAGAGCTGATGTTTAAGGTAGACGCAGACTTCGGTAACGATCCAATCCTTTTAAAGCAGCTAGAGAACGCGCTTAATGACGACCTAGCTGGACAGACAGAGCAGCGCAAGCGCTCACGCGTACTTCCAGCTGGATTTGATCCAGTGCAATTTGACGGCTACGGCGAGAAGTTCAAGGAGGTACTAGACACCTATCTAGTCACCTCTATATGCGGACACTTTGGCGTTATGCCTACTGAGATCGGATTCTCTGGTCACGGTGGACTAGGTGGCTCAGGACACCAGGCAGGAGAGCAGGCCTCAGCACAGCAGATCGGTGTTGGACCACTCGTCACCTGGATCTCTCGTATGCTAACAAATCTCAGCTATAGCTATCTCGGTATGCCTAGAGAGCTAGAGTTTAAGTTTATGATTGACGAGGGTAGAGATACTCAGCAGGAGGCAGCGCGAGCAGATCTAGAGCTACGCGGAGCTACACGTACAATTAACGAGCGTCGATCACAGCTCGGACTACCACTACTCGATACTCCAGCTGCAGATCAGCCAATGCTGGTCGCGGGTGCAGGCGTATTCCTATTTACACCAGACGGCATAGTGAACGTGACTACAGCTGCGGGATCAGCTGAGGAGCTAGATCCTGACACTAGTCCAGTAGCACCACAGCCAGAGAAGCAGCCAGTGACTATCCCTGCTCCTGGCGCTGAGGAAAAGTTAAACACTCCTGTACCAGCTGGTGAGGGCAATGTTGAGTCAGACGGACTCAAGTATTCAGATAGCCAGGAAAGAGACGAGCACGGTCGATTCTCAGCGGGTGGTGGAGCTGGCCAAGACGCTGCATTTAGCAAAGAAACAGCTAACCAGATCAACTCGCATAGTAGCGATATAAGCAGATTTAGCAGCAAGGTTCCTGTTAATGCAGATACACGAGACGCTCACGACAAACTACGCGACGCGTCACGATCTTTAGACAACGCTCTTAATAACGGAGCAGGAGAGAGCGCAGCTGGACACCTATCAGACGCAGCTCAGGGCATACGTGACGCAGCTACTACATTTTCTAGCAGTGGATACAGCACAGCAGCTGAGCGCCTATCAGGTGTAGCTGACAGATTATCTACATTAAGCACAGGAGTATCTAGTGGTTCAGTAAAGTCAGCTAATAAAGCTGGCGTACCTAGTAAGGCTGAGGTAAAGGACGGTCTATCTAAGCTAAAGGTCCTACCTAACGCAGCTGGTGAGCACCCTATTTCAGATGATCCTAACGAGCTCGCAGATACCGTAGCTAGTCCCTGGCCTATTGTAGAAACTAACGACGGCAACTATGCAGTATCTCCTGACGTATGGAGTAAGGCTGAGCTGACCCTGGTAAATATCAGGGAGCTATACGGTACAGATACAAGCCTGGATCGCTCTAACGTCGCAGATCATATTGAGGCTATGGGCCAGGCGCTGACTGAGTATCGTAGCTATGCACTTGTATATAACGACGGTGAAAAAAACATAATTATTGACGGTCATCACAGACTATTTGCAATGTGGCTACTAGGTATGGACCAGGCTCCAGTATGGCTAGGCACTCCTGATATGGCTAAGGCTGCGTCAGATGAGGTCAGAGCATTTTTTAAGTGGGCCAAAAAAGGTGGAGCTAATCGTCGTGACTTTGTATTCGTAGCGCTTGACTCGATCGTGGGTGAGGCTCTAAATAAGTGTGCATTTGACGGCGATCTAGATACAGCTAGAGCACTAGCTAGGGCGTATCTGACGTGAGCCAGGGCGCACTCAGATCTAGTGCGCGACTAGCAGCACGTAGCGCAGTCAAAATTAGAGCAGCTCTAGCTACGAGTATCACTCCTAGCAGAGTAGTAGCTGGATATCTAGATACTCACCCAGTAGCTAGTGACTCACGCGCACAGGATCGCGCTCGCGCACGAGCCTGGTCTATGCTTCACGTCTCCCTGGATCTAGAGGCATACAAAAAAGTATTAGCTAAAACTTACGTGGATTTCTACGCTCTGGGACTAAATACAGCTCAGGAGCAGATGAGAGAGGCCACCAGGTCTAAAAAATCCCTGGATAAGGCTGGAGTAGTAGGCGTCAGTGGAAATCCTCAAACTGCATTTGATCCGACCTTCTCTATAGATTGGGATACCTGGACGCCAGGTAATGAGGCTGCAGCTCTACTGCTCAATACACCAGGTGGACTAAAAAAACTCCTGGGTGATATAAATATTCAGTCACGCGGTATAGCTGACACTACGCACGATCTACTAGGCACAGCTCTAGCTGACGGTATATCTAAGGGCTGGACGCCTGAGGATATAGCTGACTCGCTAGGCGACTTTATTTCTGACCCCTCACGAGCTCTGACTATAGCTATCACTGAGGGACAGCGAGCTAAGATCGAGGCTAACGTACAGAGCTACGCAGACAATGGCGTAGAGCAGGTGGAGTGGACGGTAAATGCGCCAGACGATATCGACTGCATAGATAATGACGGTCAGATAGTAAATCTAGGCGACGAGTTTAACTCTGGAGATACACAGCCTCCAGTACACCCTAACTGCCAGTGTGACCTACTGCCACTAATGCCAGATATGACTGGATACGGTGACGGTGGAGATAGCGCTGACCAGGCTGATATGGCTGTAGCAGCTGATCTAGCTAAGTACTCAGAGTCTCAGGCTAGAGACCCAGGTGGACGATTTACCTCAGGCGGTGGAGATTCAACTACGTCTAAACACGAGGCTGCCTATCACGCTACGGCTATATTTGAAAAAGCGTCACACGCTGAGCCTGGTGTTACTAGCGTTATGAGAGAGCTCGCAGGTACTCACGGTACTCAGCTAGCAGGGCTAAATAATCGTCTGAAAACAGTCGAGTCTCTCACTCGTAAAATTGCAGACGACGCTAGGCGTGACTATAAGGGCAACGTTGCTCGTGCAGCTCGTGAGGTAAGCGACGCTGTTAGATACACAATGGTTTCTGATCCAAAGGACTATGCAGCCAGCGCACGTGCAGTTACTGAGGATTTACGTGCCAGAGGATTTGATGTACGAGTAAAAAATTACTGGCAGGAGGGATCAAACTACAAGGGAGTAAACGTAGCTCTTACAGATCACTCTGGTCAGAAAATCGAACTACAGTTCCATACAGCTGAGTCTCTGGCTATGAAAGAAAGTACTAATCACCCAATCTATGAGGTATATCGTAAGCTCGACGACACTAGCACCTCTAGCGCTCAGGCTATGAACGCTCAAATGGTGGCTAATTCAGCAACGCTATCTACTCCTCCTGGACTACAGGGATTTGGTACTCCAAAGGTTGCTAAGTTTGTTGATAATAAATTACAGGTGCGCTACTATCTAGAGGAGGGAGGGCTATGACAAAGTACTTTATAGGCAGGGACTCAGAGGGCATATTTGCAATCTATCGGGCGACCTTTGACGGCACGACACTCCTATCTGAGCAGCAGTGGTCTATACCCAAGGGCACTGGCTGGGAGAAAACAAATCGAGTACGTCAGTGGTACTTCGCAGGCAATGACAAAATCTGGGAGTCTACCCAGGGAGAGGTAGAGTCATACCTACCTAGTGGAGCTACCTCCAGCTAAAGAGATTACGCGTGTAGAATAAAACCGTTACAATCTACTCATACACTGCAGATAAGGAATCTCTATGGCCCTAGTTCACATTAACGCAACAGCCTCTACAGCACCCAGCGTGATATTTACCGTTCAAAACGGCATTGGCACAGCAGCTGTACAAATCCAAAATGGCGACGCTGCTCCTATTTGGATTGGTGACTCCACTACTACTGCTACAGGCGCAACTAAGGGACACGTCATTTTAGCTGGTGCGACTTTCCAGCTCTGGCTACACGGCAACGATCAGGTTTATGCAGTTTCAGCAGCTGGCACAGCTGCAGGTGCGATCGTAATCACCTACTCTGGTAACTAGGAGACAAATGGCTACAGACTTCACTACCTCCTATGCGGAGATTATTAAATATGACAAAAATGACGACGGAACGCTGACTGTCTATGGGAAAGCAACTAGCGACGATCTGGACATTGACCAGCAAATCTGCGACAACGACTGGCTTGGACGAGCTATGCCAGAGTGGTTCAAGTCTGGTGGAAATATTCGTGAGCAGCACAGCTCTATTGCAGCTGGCGTCGCCACAGAGTACGAGGAAAAGAAAGACGGATACTACGTCACGGCTAAGGTCGTGGACGAGGGATCGATTAAAAAGGTAGAGCACAAGGTACTCAAGGGATTTTCTATTGGTATCAAGGCACCACGTATCGTGCGCGATAACAAGGCTGCTAACGGTCGTATCGTAGACGGTCAGATCGTCGAGGTATCACTAGTCGATAGACCAGCTAACCCTACCTGCCAGCTAGTGCTAGCTAAATCAGTAGGTGGCGATAGCACACTGACCCAGGTCGAGGAGCTCATAGAGGGCGACCAATCAGTTACACTTTCTAGTAATCAAACACCAGTATCGGAGACTCCAGTGGAAAAATCAGCATTAGTAGAAACTATTCTAGAGCTCAAAAAGTCTGCTGTAGGTGACACCGTAAAGTTTGACCAGGGCGCATACGACACAGCTCGACGCGCACTAGCTCAGCTCATCATCGTTGAGGCTGGCGAAATGGCAGAGGGTGGATCAGACGAGCGTGACTCGATCGACGAGCTACTCGACGCACTAAAGCATTTATTCCACTGGTACGACGGTGAAACTGAGGAAGGCGAAACACCTCACTCAGACGTCAGCGAGGTACTAGGACTATCAGCAGATACAGATATGACAAAGTCTGATTGCGAGTGCGACGGCTGCGCTGGCTGCAAGGCTGACGGTGGCTGCGATAAGTCTCCCTGCGACAAATGCACTATGGCTAAGTCAGCTACAGCTGAAAAGTGCCTAGAGTGCGGGTGCCACAAGGTAGACGACTCTCACGGTCGCTCAGATGTATCGACAGCTGAGATCGTAGCTCCTAAGTCAGCTGAGGGCGACGACGCTCCTGAGCTAGTAGACGCTGAGCTCCCAGTAGAAACCCCTGCAGAGGAAGTATCTGCACCTGAATCTCTCGACGACGAGGCAGTAGCTGAAATCGTAGAGAAAGCTGTAAAGAGTGCGACTGAATCAGTCAAGGCTGAGATCGCTGAACTTCGAGCTGCAACTAAGGCAGCTGAGGCACACGCGGTAGCTCTTGAATCAGAGCTCGTCACGGCAAAATCGGCAGCAGTAGCTGGCGGTCCAAAGCGGACTGGTCGTGCAGCTGTCACAACAAACAACGAGCTACTGACCAAGGCAACGGAATACCGTGTCAAGGCAGCAGCAACCTCAGACCCTATTCTCGTCAAGGGCTATAAGGCACTAGAGAAGGAATATCTCTCTAAGGCTGGACAGCTCACCACTGACGAGGACTAATCACTCGAAAGGATCCAAATGGCTCTAAATGCCCCAAAAGCAGCTGACCTGTTCTCAGACGCCAGCTCTGCTAAAAAATCTGCAAAGCTAATGGACGAGTACACAGCTGAACTCAGCAAGTCACTCTCCAACGCCTCGACTGTACCTGGACAAGCTCCTGCAGCTGACCCAGTAGCTACACTCGAAGCGCTAGCTAATAACAAGTCTCTATCACCTGACGCTCTCGCTGGACTAAACAACGCGATTGCCTCACAACGGACAGCTATGCAAGATATCCAAAAGGATATTTCGCTTACCTCTCCACTCTCTACCTCATTTGCAGCGTTTGACTTGGAAGCACCAGCTAAGCTGCTGACTCCACGTCCAACTCCTCTACGTAACCGTATCCCTCGTAAAAAGGGTGTTGGTACCTCCCACCGTGTTAAGCGTATAACTGGCTACACAGGTACAGGCACTGGCGGTCAAGGCAATATCTGGCCTGGTATCACAGAATCTACAACCACTTCATTTGGCTCAATCGCCTTCGAACGTGGTCCTAAGATCTCGTACACAGCTGACGATCTAGTCTTGCCATACAACAGCTACTCACTATCAGATAGCGTGTCATTTGACGCTAACTTCTCTGGTCTCGGATACCAGGATCTACGTCAACTTTCTTCAACTTCAACACTTTACGCAACAATGTTGATGGAAGAACGTATGATGTTGATGGCTCGCGGTACAGCTAGCGGATACTCAGGCGCTCTTGCAGCTCCTACAGTTACTGTCACTGCACCGTCAGCTACAACAGGTCAAGTAGCTCTAGCTAACAACACCTACTATATCTACGTAACATCAGACGCTGGTATCTCAGGATCAGGATTCGGTGAATCTATCGTTCCTACAGTGGCCTCACAAGCTACAACGTCACAAGTTCTCAAGATTGTCGTCGCAGACGTCACTGGAGCACTCGGATACAACGTCTATATCGGTACAACAACTGGTACAGCTAACGCTAAGTACCAGGGAACATTTAAGAGCAATACTGCATACATTGTCGGAACTGGCTCTGCCTCAGTAGGCGACACTCTTGTCTACTCAACTGCAAGCGCAATCCTAGCCTCACGTGCAAACGCTGACACCTCAGCCTATGCAACTGGCTACGACGGAATCCTGCCTACAGTCCTCGGATCTAACTCAGGATATATCAACGATATCAACGCCTCATTTAGCAACACTAATCCAGGCGTGGAATATCAAAAGGTATTCGCTGGTCTCTATGACGCTGTAAAGGCTGATCCAGACGCAATCCTTATCAACGGCTCAGATCGCAAGCAGCTATCTGACGCTATTAAGGGTGCTGCTAACAGCAACTACCGTCTACAAATCTCTCAAGATGAAACTAATGGCGTGGTCTACGGATCAGTCGTTGGTGGAATCGTGAACGAAGTAACAGGCAAGGCACTGGATCTAATCGTCCACCCTTGGCTACCACAGGGAGTCTCACCAGTAATTAGCTGGACACTTCCTATTCCAGACACAGAGGTTTCTGATGTTTGGTCTAACTACCTCGTTCAAGATTATATGGGGATTCAATGGCCTGTGACCCAGTTTGCCTATGAATTTTCTACTTATTTTCGCGGTACTTTCTTCTGCACAGCTCCAGCTTGGAACGGTGTAGTGTCAGGTATCATCAACGCGTAAGTAAAAAACTAAATAGACTAGGGGGAGGGAGTGCAAACTCTCTCCCCTTACTCATAGGAGGCAAAATGGCACGACTGGTACCACGTGACGGATATGTAAAGCAGACAGAGATTAACTCGCAGTCAGGCAAGGTGACGTACTCAGCTGATCGCCAGGGTATGTACTCAGTAGATAATCCAAATCATATTAGAGCTCTCAAGGCTGAGGGCTTTATCGAGGAGAGTCTCAATCCCTACACTCCTGGAGATACTGGACGAGGCTATACTTGTACCCAATGCGGATTCGGGTCCTGGTTTCGCAAGTGCTCACGGTGCGGACACGAGACAACGGATCCACAAACTGACGGAGAAATAGAATATGGCGATAGCGGTAACCAATAGCACACCGTATTACCAGGACAATGAGTATCTGACTCTTGCAGAGTATAAAAATGCTCCAACAGCGATTGACTATGACAACCTAGTAGTAGGTGGAAATGCAGCTGCACAGGACGCTGAGCTATTTTCGGTAATCGGTCGCGCTAGCTCCTGGATCAACACTCACCTCAATCAGTCCTTGATCGCTCGCTCGATCAACGAGCTACAGCGGACACGTATCACGCCTCAGGGCAATTTAATTATTAGGCCAGAAATTAACCCACTGATCTCGGTAAGTGCTCTCAGCTGGGGTGCCTCACCTAATCAGCTAGCAGCTGTACCTGACGTATCTCAGGCGTGGCTAGAGTCTAGCCAGTTTATCTATCCACTATCTCAGGGACCTCTGACCTACAGCTCCCAGGGACCTCTCTCATTTGGCTTTCCACCGTCTCCTAGCTCTCAGATCTACGCTAGCTATACCTACACTGCTGGATATGTAAATACTCTAGGCAGTGGCGCAGCTGGACAGAAAAACGTAACAGCGACGGACGTGACAGGTATCCTGCCTGGACAAATTATTAACTTCTACGACGGACAGTACAGCGAGCGCCTGCAGGTATCGCCTACCTATGTCTATGGCGCCTCACCTGTTGTACTGACGACTAACCTGGCCTACACACATACCAGCGCAGCCTTCTCAGGTATGCCAGCAGCTGTAAAAGAGGCTGCAATCCTGGTAACTACAGACTTTCTAAAGGTACGTGGAGATAACTCACTGACTATGGCGGTCACAACACGAGCTAGCTCAGGACCTAGCGTTCAGGACATTATCGGATCAGACCTAGCGCTCGCTAAGGAGCTGCTACGTCCCTTCCGCAAGGTGCGCTAGTGGCAGGTCGTACCGCTGTCCGAGCTACGCTCTACAACTATTTACTAGGTGCCAGTATCCCTGGACTCAATCAGCTATTTACGTCATTTCCAAAGAGAATTAACTACCAGGTAAATAGCCAGCCTGGACAGCTATCACGTGCAGCTGTTGTAATCTTTATTCAGAGTGAGCGCGAGAAGCGTATAGCTATCGGTGGAGCTACAAACGGCTGGAAACAGGTAGACTTCACGGTCGTTCTGCAGATATTCCACCACTCTTTACAAAGGAGCGCCGAAGCTGCAATGGCAGATTTTGATACACTAGTAGATAACATAAAGACGACACTGCGAGCAGATCACAGATTCGGAGATACCACAGGTACTCTAGTTTGGCAGGGCGCGGAGCCTGCGATTGACACTCTCTACGGAGAGCCAGTCACCTCAGACAACGCAGCTACGGAGACGTTTGCAGAAATGCGTTTTGATGTTACAGAGATGATCCAGGCATAGGAGAAAAATGGCCAGTTATACCTATACAGGCACAGAGGTTCGTGAGTTCCCTACGCTTGTACTGACAGTTAATCCAGGAGATACGTTTGACGGACCAGATGATCTGGTTTCAGCTGACGTCGTTCCTGCAGGCAGTAGTAAGAAAGCAGCTCCAGTAGCTGCACCACAATCGTCAGCCTCGTCTGACTCAACAGCAGGAGCGTGAATAAGTGTCAGTACAAAATACCCACCGTTCGTATATAGGTATCGCTAAGGAAGCTACTCGCGGTACAGCTGTTACACCAACAGCATATATCCCAGTTATAGCCTCTACTCTCAAGCCAGTAGACCTCTACGGAGCTCTCTTTGATGAGGGTCTACGCGGATCTATGGTTAAAAACTACGCATATATCCAGGGACGAGCTCACTCAACATTTGACTTTGGTGGAGCTGTATTTGCAGACACCGTAGGCTGGGCTATCACTGGAGTTATGGGTGAGGACGTCGTATCAGGATCAGCTCCATACGTCCACACTATCTCGCTAGAGAACTCAGCTACAGCTGCTGCAGACGCACAGCCAACTAGCTATACAGTCACAGACTTTTACGCAGCAAACGTACGCGCCTATCCAGGCCTTATGTTCCACGATTTCTCACTCAAGTTCTCAGCTGAGGGTCTACTAGAGTACGACGCAAAGGCTACTGGCTGGGTATCAGCTACAGCCTCTACTCCAACACCGTCATTTACTACAGTCCTTCCTACTCCAGTCTGGGCTGGTGCCGTCACTGTAGGTGGATCGTCTATCTCTAACGCTGTAACAGGCAATATAGATATCAAGCGTCCAGCTACTCCTATCTTTGGTATCTCAAATACTCAAAATCCTTTCCAGGTATTCCTGGGACCTCTAGAGGTAACAGGCAAGGTGACCTTCCTAATGGAGGCTGACACTGAGCTCACTCGCTACCTCACAAATACACAGCCAGCTCTAGTCTTTAACTGGACTCAGGGTACTGGAGCTACATTGACACAGATCCAGGCAACTCTGACAAAGGGTGCCTATGTAATGGCTGATATTGCGCGCTCAAAGGACTACGTTGAAATCACAGTAGATATCAACGCGCAGGGTAACCTTACTGACTCAGGTGCAGTCGGATACTCTCCTATCAAGTGGGTTGTAAAGAACGCTATTACTACCTCATTTGCGTAACATATAGATCGAGATAGGGGTGTCTGGTCGAGTCGATCGCCTTCCGACTCCCAGCGCCTCTATCTCTTATTTTCGCTAGGATAGAAGGCACAACTATCTAGGAGGCAGTATGTCTAAAAAAGTAACACTACCGTCAGGCGCTACAGCTACTATCAAGGATCCAGCTACGCTACGCGTCAAGGATCGTAATCGCGTTATCAAGGCTGGCGACGGTCTCACAGGTGATATTGCTAAGGGCCTAGCATTTAGTGAGGCTCTTATATCTACCATTATCGAGGACTGGTCATTTGATCTTATTATCCCCTCAGTCAAGCCTGAGTCACTAGAGGAGCTAGAGATAGCTGACTATGACGCACTAGTAAAGGCCTCTGAGGAAGTCAGCGCAGTGCTATTTCCAGCGCTAGCTGATACTCCAGAAAACAAAAAGGACGCTGGTAGCCCTTTAGGAGACTTGAGCGCTTAAAGTGGCTGCTCCAGGGAGGTCAGCGCCACGCTGATTTTATTTACCCAGATCAGGAGTGGTTCTACTATAAGTTCGCAGATCTATTTGGCTGGACACCAGCTCAGGTAGACGAGCTACCAGCTGGTCAGGCCGACTGGCTACTAGCTATCGCTGATACCGTTGAGCAAGTGAAAGCTGAGCAGATTGAGAAACAATATAAATGAGCGATACGAGTGACAACCTCCCAGAGGTAGTATCTGCTCTCCAGGCGTGGCAGGGTCGATTCGATACTGCAGCTGGTCAGGCTGTTTCACTCATAGCTCGTCAAATATTTATTGACGCTAAGAAAAATGCAGACTCAGCACCTAATCCTCCAGTACGTGTCACGGCTAAGTCTGGTCGTAAGTACTATAAGTACGGTCCGCATATAGGACCTCGTAGTGGTGAGGGTCCTAACAGAGGTACAGGTAATCTCCTAACCTCTATGACGTTCTCATCATCACGGCAGGGATTTGGTACATATACAGCGCAGGTAGGTGCAGGTGCTATCTATGCACGGCAGCTAGAGCTAGGCGGTGGCAAGTGGCCAAGTGGGGTAAAATACCCATATATGCAGCCAGCACTGACTAGCATTGTCACTAGTGGCAAGCTATCTCAGATCCTGGCCTACTCGTTTAGATCTCTAGGAGGATAGATATGGCTGGTGAGATTCCTCCACTAAATATCCAGATCAACCTAGAGACCTCTGGCGTCCAGGCTGGAGTACAGGCGACTGCTGACAAGCTAAAGGGCGTTACAGCTAGCGTAGAGACAGCTACAAGCAAGTTCTCTGGACTGAAAACAGTAATGCTAGGTACCTTTGCCAGCGCTGCACTGCAAAAAGGATTAAAAGATTTAGAGGGCTTTCTCAAGGACTCAGTACACGTAGCTGAGGAGGCTCAAACCTCTATCACAAGCCTAGCGACGGCTATGAATAACGCTAAGGTGAATACCGAGGCTAATCGTCAGGCTATGGAGAAGTCCACCCAGGCAATGATGAACCTGGGCTTTACAGGTAATGACGCACGAGGAGCGCTGACTAAGCTCGTCACCTCTACTGGATCAGTCACCCAGGCACAGAAGCTAATGGGCGTCGCTGCTGATTATGCGCGATTAAAACATATGGACCTAGCTACTGCAGCTACTACGCTCTCACGCGGTACTGTAGGCGCAGCTAGAGCGTTTCGAGAGTATGGAATTACCCTAGATACCAACCTGCCTAAAAATCAGGCTATTACTAAAGCATTTGACGAGCTCAATCAGAAAATTGGTGGCCAGGCTGCTGCATATGCTGAGACCTACGCTGGCAAAATGGCAATCCTGGGCGCTAAAACTAATGAGCTCAAGGAGAAGGTAGGCACAATGCTCCTACCTGTACTGACAAAGCTCAGTGGCTGGTTTATCGGATCTCTAGAGTGGTTGACAAAGCATAAGGCAGCTATGGAGGGCATAGCTTTATTATTAGCTGCAGTTCTGATACCAGTAGTGATAAATCTAACTAAAAGTTTATACAAGCAGGCAGCTGCGTGGGTAGCAGCTAATTTACCTATAATTGCCATAATTGCAACAATTGCTCTTGTAGCTGCAGGGTTTGTATGGGCTTGGAATAAGTTTGACGGATTTAGACACGCTGTAGTGACAGGTATGGAGGCAATACTTGACGTAGTGTCTTTCCTATTAAAAGCTATTGGATTTGTAGCTGAGGCATTTATTCAGATCGAGACTGGTCCGCTGCGGCTATTTCTAAAAGCGCTTGGATTCTTTGTACCAGCTGCTAAGACTGCCTCTCAGGAGCTAGACAAGCTACCTAAAATGGTTGGCGATTTCTTTGACGGTGCAGCTACTAAAGTCGAGGGCTTTAAGAAAACTCTAGAGAGCGTCAAAGATAAAAAGATAAATATAGAAATGCCAGACTTTGCCAAAATGCTAGCTACAGCTGGTGGTAAAGCTGGACAGAATCCAGATATCGCTGGGCAGGCTCACGAGAAAATGTCTAACGCGGTGCAAAAGGCTGCGGATAAGGCAGCTGCAAAAATGGCAGCTCAACAGCAGAAAGCTCAAGACGCTCTGGTCAAATTAAACGACCAATACAGCGCTGAGCTACTCGACCGTCAGACTCGTATGGATAACGCTCTAGACGATCAGCGCACACGAGACCTCGATCACCAGGCTACATACGACAAGGCTAAAGCTGATATTGACCAAAGATATCAGGACGCTAAGGCCTCAGCTCTGGACGCATTTAATAGCGCTAATGAGGCAGCTGTCCAGGCTCACGAGGACAAAGTAAATTCTATAAATCAAGCAGCTGTAGACAAACGTGCGTCGATAATTCAAAAGTCGATAGACGTTATGAAAACGGCGTTTGAAAACGCAACTAAAATTGACCTGGGCTCACTATTCACGGCTGGCGGTGGCACTGCTGGTGGTCTTGCGACTGGGCTACAGGAGCAGCTCGATCAGGTACTACAGCTACAAAAGGACGCAGGTCAGCTCGCAGCAGCTGGATATTCACAGTCATTTATTGACCAGGTATTAGCTAAAGGCACGGACGTAGGCGACAAAATGGCTCAGGCTGTACTGAACGCGACACCAGAGACAGCTGCTCAAATTAAAAAACTATACGGTCAGATCGACACGGTATCTCAGACTGGTTTAGACAAACTAGCTAAAACTATGAACGACGGTACGCATTTTGCAACTTTAGCTATGGCTCAGGAGTACGCTCAGGTGAGTATAGATCTGCAAAATTCACTAGCAGATGAGGATACTCAATACTCTCGCGCTCTAGCCAAGGCTCAGGAAGCATACGATAAAGCTATAACTGCAGCTGGCAAGGCTCGTGACACAGCTACTAAAAATGCTCAAGACGCGCTTGCTGCTGCGCTTGAAAAATCACAAGCAACATATGACAAAATGATTGGCGATATATCTGCCTCGACGGATAAAAAACTCAGTGCTCTCCAGGCTAAAATCCAGGAAACACTAAATCTGATTTCACAGCTAGGAGGATTTAGCGGTGGCGGTGCCTATAACCCTCAATATGGAAATCCTTTTGATACAACTACTCCTCCTTCTATACCTATCACACCTGTAACTCCACTACCTTCTTCTGCACCAGTGAATTCAGCTCCAGATCAAACTACCTGGACCTCTGGAGGGCTTACGTTTTATCAAACAAACAATATGACTGGACCAGCGGATCCTAGTGCTCTAAGTAGATCGGCTATGGATATGATTAACTACGGAATACCAATAACAGTTTCTGCTCCTTACGCTGATATTTATGGATTGAAGTACAATAAATAATGGCTACAGTCACCTCGCTCAATAACTACTCATTTGCGTTTAATAGCTACGTGCTAGGTGGTGGCAGCTCAGTCCACCAGGTCCTATCAGTAGACGGCCTAGAGTCACTGCCAGATATTAGAAACCAGGACGACAATCGTGGCTATTTTGACGGTATGTTCTCAGGTAATGACTTCCTATCTGGGCGACATATTACGATCACGCTGCTCACGCTCGGAGGTGTCTCTCAGCTCAGCGTAGCTACAGCTACAGCTACTGGATCTGGCGTTATTACCTATACAACCAATAACTCTCACCAGCTCAGCACTGGCAACACGGTCACGATCACTGGCGTTATTTCTACTGGAAACCCCTCAGGTACAGCTGGTACTGGATTTAATCAAACCTCTAAAACTATTACAGTCACCTCACCTACAACCTTTACGGTGGCAGTCACGCTCACAGATACCTATACCTCAGGCGGTATCGTCAGCTCGACCAGGAGCGCTCAAGCTAACTACAATCTTTTACAGTCAATCCTGCAGCCTCAGACAACTGGGACTACAACGCTCCAGTTTCAGCTATCACCCTCTGGAGGCCTACAGCGCGTAGAGTCTCGCGTACGTATGGATACTACGACGGTCGATCCTGACTACACCTACGGATTTATTAAGTCTCAATACAAATTCTTTTGCCCTGACCCTCGCTACTACGACGATACGCTACAGACAGCTACGCTCTCGGTATCTAATCCGCTAGGTCGTACCTATAATCGTATTTATCCACTGGTCTACGGTGGTGGCTCAATAGCCTCCTCTACGACGGTGGCTAATAATGGCTGGGCTACTACATATCCGACTATTACTATTACTGGCCCTATAAATAACCCTACAGTCGGAAACGTCAGCCAGGGTAACTACATAACTATCCAGGGCGCATACTCAAGCGCTGACTCGATAGTGGTAAATCTCCAGGATCGCCTGGTGACGGTAAATGGAGCGTCAGCTCGAAATCTAGTAGCTGGTGGATCTAACTGGTTCTCAGCTCCTCCTGGATCCTCCTCCTTTTACCTTACAGGCAGTTATACTTTACCTGGCACTACTGCTGCGACGATTACCTGGCGCTCGGCATATATCTAAGGAGAATAAATGGCATTACGTACACCTCCCAGCTGGCTGCAGAACGGCTCTCACCCAGCGGAAAATGATCGCCTATCTACTCAGGCTATCTGGAGCACCACAGGCATTATTAACTCTACTGATCTACAGATCACCCAGAACTCTCCTACTGGTATGTCGGTCCTAGCTGCAGCTGGCTGGGCTGCAATTCTCGGTACTACCCAGTCAAATATGGGCGTATATATGTCCTATAACGACGCGTCTACTGCGCTGACAATTACGACGGCTAACGCTTCAAACCCTAGAATTGACCTAGTTTGTATCACGGTCCAGGACGCCTACTACACAGGATCACTCAATACCGTTACCTTTAACGTAGTGGCTGGTACTCCAGCTGGCTCTCCAGTAGCTCCTGCTACACCTGCTAACTCGATAGTTCTAGCTAGAGTCGCTGTCGGAGCAGGCGTAACGACCATTTCTAACGCAAATATCACTGACACTCGTGTATTGTCTACCTCACCAATAGCGAATACAATTAGCCTTGCAAACGTCGAAACTGAAATCTTTATGGGAGCGTACTAATGGCCACAAATACACCTGCACTGCTGTATCGCGGAACGCCTATATTTGGCACTGCGCCTACGCGCTTCAATATTTCTAACAAGGTGATTACTTCTAACCTAGCGACTATTACTACCTCAGCTGTTCACGGTATTACCCAGGTTGGTACAGTAGTAACAATCCAGGGCGTCGATACTACGCACGACGGTACCTACGCTATTCACTCAATCCCTACGACCTCGACCTTTACCTACGTCTCCACTACAGCTACTCAGTCTACGACTGCAGTATCTCCAGTAGGCATAGCTACTTTCTGCCAGCCTATGACGGTCGGCTTTGCGGTTACTAACAAAGTTTGCCAGAACTACGTAGCTACTCTGACTGTCGGCTCAGCTCACGGTCTAGCAGTAGGTGATCTGATCGCGGTGACTATCGGAGATACAATCTACGATACAAAGTACGCACAGGTAATCGCTATACCTACAACAACTACATTTTCATATATCTCAGCTACTCAGACTGGTGCTACTACAGTTGTCACCCAGGGATCCTTTGGTAAGTTTCCAGCTCTCTACACGGTGCCTGCCTCGACTAACACGATTGCTACTAACATAGTCGTAGCTAATCCCTCAGCCTCCTCAGCTACTTTTACTGTAGCTCTCGACGGCGTGGCTCTATCTGGTGCAAATACGATCGCAGCTAACTCGTCTGCCTTCTTTGATCTAAAGCAGCTACAGGCAACTACTAAAACGATAACAGGAGCCAGCAACTCTGCATTTGTGACATATCACATTTCAGGTATGACGGTGGTGTAATAAATGGCCTCTACGTCATTTCCAAACATTTCGGCAATCGCTCCACGCGATCTTGTGCTACAACAAACTATAACCTCTGGCACGACAGTCACAATCCCTGCTGGTATCAACTGGGTTTGGGCTTTAGTCGTTGGTGGTGGCGGTGGAGGAACTGGCGGTGGTGGTGGCGGTGGCGGTGTTGCTATGGGTTGGATAAGAGTTTCAACATCTACTTCTTGCATTATTGGAGCAGGTGGAGCAGCAACTGGCGCAACTGGTGGCACAACTCTAATTGGCGGTTTGATTGCTGGCGGTGGTGGCGGTGGTGTAAGTAGTGGAACTGCAAAAGTCGGACTCAATGGTGGCGGTGGCGGTGGTAATGGCGCTACTACATCTATTGGTGGTGCGGGAAGTTCAATATATGGTTCTGGCGGTGGTGGTAATGGTGGAGATAACAGCACAGCGACACCAATCGCAGCAAGTATAGGTTGGGGTGGTGGTGGTGGTGGTGGCTCTAACTCTGGACAAAGTGCTCCAGGACAAGCGGGCGGTGCTGGAGTTTCAGGCGGTGGTGGTGGTGGGTCGGCTACATCAGGTTTCAATGGAGGAGTTGGTGGCGCTGGTTCAATGACTGGTGGCGGTGGTGGTAGAGGCGATTTTGGTGGTTCGTTTACTGCTCCTGCTGGCGGTGCTGGTTGGGCTGGTTCTGGTGGTGCTGGTGCTGCTGCAAATACTGGTGGCGGTGGCGGTGCTGGAGTTCTTGCTGTAGGTAGCGCTGGTGTAACTACTGTAGGTGGCGCAGGTGGTTCAGGTGGTGGCGGTGGTGGTGCTGGCAATACCTCAGGCGTTGGCGGTGGCGGTTGTATTCTGCTTTATTACTAGGAGATAAATAATGGCAACGGTTCGATTTCAGTATGTATGCTCTGGGTGCGGTCATACCCATATCGAGCAGAGAGATGAGCTCGACGCGCAAATTTTTATTACCTGCGTAGTGTGCGAAAAATCTAACTACTCACTCCAGAGCAAGGACTATATTGGCGACGATCACCTAGCAGCTCTAGCTAAGGCTAAGGACGAGGCTGATAGGGCTCATAGAGCTAATGCTGAGGCGACGCTACTAGCTGAGGCTGAGCGACTAGCTGAGCAGGCACAACGTATAATTGACGAAATGAAGCCTAAGACTCCTAGCGGAAAAATTCCTAAAATCAGCTCAGCAAAGGATATCTAATGGGTTTATCTACGTTTCCAAACTCTATACCGACTCAAAAGGTCCAGGAGTTCACAGCTACAGGTACTTTTACTGTTCCATATAACTGTACTGCTGTTGAAGTATTTTTAGTCGGAAGCGGTGCTGGTGGCGGCGGTGGTGCGTCAGGCGGTGGCACTCCTGCCTATAATGGTGGTTCAGGTGGCGGTGGTGGTGGAGTTTTACAAAGAACCCTTGCTGTTGTTCCTAATACTGCTTACACAATAACAATCGGTGCTGCTGGTGCTGTTAATGGAGGCGCTGGAAATGCTTCTACATTTGGCGCACTTTTATCAGCAGGAGGTGGAACTGCTGGTTCAGGTTTTAGAGGAGGAAACTCTCCAACTGGAGGTGCTGGAAGTTATAACCTTCGCTCTGCTGGCGGTGGTGGCGGTGGCGGTGCTGGTGGAAATGCACCTGTTGTCAATATCTCTTATAGATACGACGGAAGCACTAACCCTACACTTGTTCAAATGGATAGTGGCGCTGCAACTGCTGGTGGTGGTACAGGCGCTCTTGGTAGTTTTACTCCTGTGGGAACTGCTGACGGAGGACCAGGAATTTTCGGATTTGGCGGTGGTGGCGGTGGTGGCAATGCTGGTACCTCTGGTACCCCTACTGGTGCTAATGGTACTGCTGGAACTGCTAATACTGGCGGTGGCGGTGGTGGTGCGTCAGGTGGAGGATTAGGGTCAGGCGCTCAAGGCACTGGCGGTGCTGGTGGCTCAGGCTACGCAAGAGTTACTTACTGGTCATAAGGAGAAAAAATGACTGAGAAACATTACGCATTTATTAAGGACGGCGTTGTAGAGAACACCCTAGTTTTCGCTGACGAAAATGAGCAGCTGGCATACCAGGTATGTATCGAGTATGACTACGATCAAGCTGTATGGCTCGACGACGCTCCTACTCCTGCTCGCTGGTCTAGCTATGACGGTAAGAAATTTACTCCTCCAACAGATGAGTACCTGATATCTATAGGGATACTTGAGCTCGATACTAAAACGGTAAAAACAGATACAGTAAAGTGACGGTATGGCAACTACAACATACCGATACCTATTTGCAGATCTGGTAACAAATCAAATCCTGGCTGAGCTCCCTATCACTGGGGTTAATTTCACACAGCAGCTAAACGTAGCTGGGACATTTACTGGACACCTAATGCTCTCTGGTATAGACGCAGCTGGACTAAATGTAGCTAATGGCACGATCCCAGGCAGGACTGCTGTATATGTAGATAGAAATGGAAAGCTAGTCTGGGGTGGATTGCTCTGGGGACGCGAGTACGACAGTCAGACACAAACACTAAAGTTTCAGGCTAGAGAGTTTCTATCCTACTTCGAGCGACGACGGATCACGGCTACTACGGCATATAACAATATCGACCAGCTGGCACTAGCTCGGACGCTTATGTCTAACGCTCAGGGTGCATACGGTGGAAATATAGGTATGCTCTATAACCAAGATCCAGGATCTAGCTCTACCTCTGGCGTACTGGTATCTCGTACCTACTATGGATACGAGTACAAAACTGTATTTTCAGCTGTCCAGGATCTATCGCGTCAGACTAGCGGATTTGATTTTGAAATATCGGTCTACTACGACGGTGGTGGAAACCCTGCTAAGTCATTTAACACCTACTATCCTCGCAGCGGTATCGCATACTCCAGCACGTCTCAGTCAATACCAGTATTTCAGCTGCCTGGAAATATCGTCGAGTACACATATCCAGAGGACGGTACGATCGCTGCAAATACGATTTACACACTCGGAGCTGGATCTAATGAGGGCAAGCTGATAGCTGTAGCTACGGATACGACAAAGCTGGCAGCTGGCTGGCCTCTGCTAGAGGATCAGGCTAATTACTCAGACGTAACAGACTTTACAATGCTAGGCAATTTAGGAGCAGGACAGGTCACGGCTGTTTCCTATCCTCCTACTACGCTTAAGGTTGTAGCTCCTCCATATGTTGATCCAGCGTACGGTAGCTATGAGCTCTCAGACGACGTGCGTGTTATTATCACGGATAACAGATTTCCTACGACACTCAATGCGGTATATCGGATCGTGGCGCTCAATGTAGAGCCAGGTGAGACTGGACCAGAGCGAGTGACACTGACACTAACGACAGGATCTATCTAGTGGGATATATAAATCAGCCACCAGAGCTACGACAGCTATTTGCGTCTATCTATGACAGACTGCGAAAGCTGGAGACAGCTACGCGCTTTACTTTCCCTGCTGTAACATTAGACCCTACTAATCCTCGTATCGGGGACGCGTGGCTCAATACGACTACTAACCAGGCAAAGATCGTGGACGCAAATGGTACGGCCCGCGTGATCTCCTGGACATAACCGAGAGGTGCCTGCAGTGCTATCCAATGCAAATATGCTTACTAATACTATTTGGGCTATTTTTGAAATTATTGGTATTTTTACAGCAGGGCTGATAGCTCTTGGTCGATTCTTTAAAAAGTTTGATCGCAGGCTAGAGACACTAGATAAGCGACTCGACAGGATCGAGTACCAGTTCAAGCCAAACTCAGGCGAGAGTATGAAGGACCAGCTAGACCGCCAGGACTCAGCACTCCAGGAGCTAAAGACTGACGTAGCTGTCATAAAGGCGACTAGTAAAATTAAAGCACAAGCGTCCGCGTGATCCAGGCTCAGACAGTAGTAGACCTAGCTAAAAAAGAGGTTGGCTATAAAGAGGGTCCTAACAATCAGACCAAGTACGGTGCCTGGTATGGCCTAGACCATAATCCCTGGTGCGCTATGTTTGTTAGTTATATTTTTAATGAGGCTAAGTGCCTGCCACTAATAGCTCAGTCTAAAAAGGGCTACGCAGGTTGCGAGGCCTTCGAGAGCTGGGCTAGGACTCACGCGTTAGTAGTTCCTGTAGTTACGGTCCAGGCTGGCGATATTCTGCTATTTGACTTCTCTAAGTCAGGCAAGGCTGAGCACACAGGCATAGCGATAAACTATGACCCTCATACTCACCTAATAAATACGGTGGAGGGTAATACTGCTGATAGCCACGCTGGAAACCAGGCTAACGGCGACGGTGTATATCTAAAGTATCGAGCTATCACTACGGTACGCGCCGTAGTCCGACCAAAATGGAGTAACTAATATGACTAAAAAACAATGGATTGCAGTAGTAGAGACCTATGCAGGTACCTTTATAGCTGCAGCTCTAGCTGTTTATATGGCAGGCGACAAGAATCTACGAGATCTAGGACTAGCTGGACTGGCCTCTATTGCAGCTCCAGTTATCAGAGCTATTAACCCAAACGACAAAACGTTCGGTATGGTAGCTACAGCTGTTACAGCTGAGATCGAGGCAGCAGAAACACCAGCTGCTAAAAAGGCTAAAAAATAATTAAGTAATATGCACTGCGACAAAGAGCCAGGGCCTCGTACTATCGACGACGCAATCGACGATTTCGAGGCTCTAGGTTTTATATAGGCGTGTCGTACTCTAAATCTCATATTTAGATATAGACTTTCGCACTATGGATCTAGAGTCAGCTATAGCAAAACACCAGCCAGATCGTATCAAGGACGTTTGTGTTGTAAAGGCGCTCCTGGAAAGACTAGACGAGAAAAATCGTCAGGCGCTGCAGACTGCGCTGGATCGAGGCGTTCCAAATCATATTATTTGCAAGGCACTACGAGCTGAGAAGCTAAAAATGAGCGAGGAGTCGTTGAGACTACATAAGGCGGGAGCCTGTAAATGCGAGATAAGGTAGACGCAATACTTGACGAAAGGCTAGAGCAGTATGGAGACGCTGAAACAGAGTTCACAGTTATCGGACGAGTCTGGGGAGCACTCCTCAAAATCGACGATATACAACCCTATGAGGTCGCACTCCTTATGGACGCACTCAAGTCAGTACGGCTCTTTTACAATCCAGGTCACGAGGACAGCTACGACGACAAGCTCGGTTATTTGCGTCACTACAAAGCAATCGTGGATAGAAAATGAGCCTAGAGGATCGTCTAGCAGCTCTACCTGAGGGTATCGAGTCAGACGACGTAGTAGAGCTACGAAATGCTCTTATGCGTCTGCAGAAGCAGCTACTCCAGGCAAAGCAGAGGACTGACGATCTAGTCGAGGTCACACACCAGGCAGCTCACGACGCGACCCTAGCTATGGGTCCTATCACTCCAGTACCAGCTCCAGCTGTATCTAAGTCTAAGAAAAAGGCTGAGGTAGCTCTTTGGCATATGACGGACTGGCAGGGTGCAAAGCGGACGACTAGCTACAACAGCGAGGTTATGCGTACACGAGTCCTGTCGTTTGCGGAAAAAGCTATACGGATCACGGACATTATGCGAGCAGATCACCCAGTAAATGACTGCGTGATTATGTTCGGTGGCGATATGGTCGAGGGGCTATTTAACTTCCCAGGCCAGGCGTTCGAGATTGACTCTACGCTATTCGAGCAGTACGTCAATGTATCCAGGCTTTGCGTGGACGTCGTGCGATATGCGCT